CTAAAAAGTTTACAGAGGCAACTAGCAGCCTTTCATTCATCTCTATCAAAAGGCAGCGCAGCCTCTGTTGCAGCGCAAAAAAATCTATCTACAAATCTTTTAAATTCAATTAATTCTACGGGCAAATTTACTGCCCAAATGGGGCTAGTAAGAAGTTCCACAGAATCATTTACTCACTCACTTGAAAAGAACAAACTTTCAATGCGTGAGTATTTCCGTTATGCAGGCGGATCTACAAAAACATTTGGAAAATTATTTTCACAAGAATTTAACACTATTGGCAAGGTAGCCGAAGAACGTGTTAAGAAAATGCAGACTCAATATATTAAAATGGGTCGTGATGCATCTGGAGCAATTAAGGCAATGTCAATTACTCCAAGAACATTGGACATGAATGACTATGCAACTAAAACAGCGCTAGCAGCACAAAAACAAGCATTATTTAATCAACTATTAAAGCAAGGATCTACCAATCTTTTAAATTTTGGTAAAAACACTCAGTGGGCAGGTCGTCAATTAATGGTAGGTTTTACAATACCACTTGCATATTTTGGAACAACAGCATCAAAAACATTTATGGATCTTGAAAAACAAGCGATTAAGTTTAAGCGTGTTTATGGAGACATGTTTACAACTGCTGATGAAACAAATAAGGCGCTAGGAGACATTCAAAAACTTGCTGAATCATTTACAAAGTATGGAGTTGCCGTTACTGAAACTATGGAGATGGCAGCCTCAGCAGCAGCAATGGGTAAAATGGGGGCCGAATTAACTGCTCAAGTAGCAGAGGCAACAAGGCTTGCAGTTCTTGGCGGAGTAGAACAAGCACAGGCATTAGAAACAACAATATCGGTAACAAATGCTTTTGGTATAGCATCAGAAGATTTAGCAAGCAAAATAAATTTTCTTAACGCAGTTGAAAACCAGACAATTCTTTCTATTGAAGATTTAACAGTAGCAATGCCTAAAGCAGGACCAGTTGTTAAACAGTTGGGTGGATCAGTTGAAGATTTAGCATTTTTTATGACCGCTATGAAAGAGGGTGGAATTAATGCATCCGAAGGCGCAAACGCTCTAAAATCTGGTCTAGCATCATTAATTAATCCAAGCAAAAAGGCTAGTGAAATGTTGGCTGGCTTTGGTGTTAATATTAAAGGAATTGTTGAAGCAAATCAGGGGGATATTAAAAATACCGTAATAGGATTTGCACAAGCACTAGACACCCTAGATCCACTTAATCGTGCTCGTGCTATTGAGCAACTATTTGGTAAGTTCCAATTTTCACGTCTATCAACATTATTCCAAAACGTTACTAAAGAGGGAACACAGGCTAATAAGGTTTTACAACTCACAAATGCCTCCATTGAAGAACTTGCTATTCTTGCAGAACGAGAATTAGGAACAATTGAAAATGCTATAGGGGTTGACTTTAAAGAATCTGTTGAAAAATTAAAACTTGCTATTGCTCCAATAGGTAAAACATTTTTAGAGGCGATAACACCAATTGCAACAGTTTTAGGAAAAATGCTAGCAAAGTTTAATGACCTTGGAGAAGGAACTAAAAAGTTTATTGTCATAGCGTCAACACTTGTTGGAGTAATTGGTCCAGTATTATTGATGACTTTTGGTTTAGTTCTAAATGCTGGAGCAAATATAATTAAACTATTTGCAACTATGAGGGCTGGATTCTTAAAGTCTAGCAGTGGAACTAAGATTTTAGCAGAACAAACAAATTATTTAAATTCAGAACAAATGGAAGCAGCAACAGTTGCGACTTCTTTAAATCAAGCACACAACAAACTTACTCAATCATTTACCGTAGAAGCAGTAGCAGTTAAAGCATTAAGACAGGCATATCTAGATGCAACCATTGCTGCAACCAATTTTGCTAGGGCAAATCCTGGAATGATGGGGCCAGGAGTAATAAAAGGCGGAAAGACTCCAAAGAAATATGCAAAAGGTATTCCTACCGTTCCAGGAACTGGAAATAAAGATACTGTTCCTTCTTTATTAACTCCAGGAGAAGCAGTTTTACCAACATCTGTTTCACAAAATCCAGCGTATCAACCAATTATTCAAGGAATGATAGATGGAACATTACAAGAATTTAATGAAGGAACTCCTAATGCTCAAATTAAAAATTCTCCACAATTAAATAAAACTGTTTTTGCACATGCTGTTGACAACAGAGTTTTGTCTGGTTCAAATGTCCCGTCATCTATGCAGGCTGCTGGTTTTACAAAAGCAAATGCATTTTCTGCAATTGGGTTTGATGTAAATCCTTCAGTAAACTCTAGACTTATTTCTAACAAAGTTCCCGTATCAGAATACCTATCAGAAATTAAATCACCGTTATCAACACAAACAATGACATCTAGACTTATTGATCTTGGCGCATCGCCAAAAGAGGCTGCACGTGTAACAGAAACAATGAAAAATAATCTTATTAAATCTCTTGAGCCACTGCCTCAGAATCGACTTATTGGAGATAGCGATATTTATTCAAGAATGGGTAATTTAAAAACTGGAATTCTTGGTGGTATGGTTAAAAAATCTGAAAAGGGATTGTTTGGAAATTCAGTAAAACAACTTTATGCAAATACAACCTTTAGTCAATCTGGAAAATCTTTAGTTACAATGAATTCAACTGCTCCAATTGGCGCAGTAATTGATGCTGTCAAAAAAACAAAAACTAGACAGTCATCTGTAGATGTATTGCGAAATTTACAAAAAATAGATCCAAATTTAAATATTCCGGTAAGACTTGATGCAAATGGAAATATTACAGCATATAGCAGACCAGAAATAAGTAAAACAACTGGAAAGATGACAAGCACAAAAAACGTAGGAGTTTTAAGTGGGGATAAGTTTATTGTTGGAAGAGAAAATCGTGGTGGGGGAAGAAAACTTAAAGTAAGTAAAAATGCTAGACAATTGGCATCTCAAGAATTACTTGGCACAACAAAAAATAGTCCGCAATCTGTTAGAAAAGGAAGCACCATAATAGAAGACATACGTCGCTATCAACAGGCTAGATATAACAGAGAAGATAACGCTTTACTTGAGGCAATGAGAGGTGGCACAAAGTCTGGAGTTGTTACTGGTCAGACAGGAATAGCAAAGCCCTCATCACTTAATGTGCTTGGCGGAGGACCAAATGATACAAGACAGATTGCAGTTGGTAAAGGTGAAGCAGTTCTTACTCAAAAAACAACATCATCACTTCGTGCAGGCAAACAAGTATTTATTCCAGGGATGGGAAGACTTGGCATCTTTGGAGCAGACGGAGGAATTCCTGGAGGACAAACTCAGGGTGGCAGTCTAGATATACCTTTCTCAGGTACTAAACCTGCAAGCGCTAAATTAAAAGAGTATGAACAGAATATGAAGATTTCAGCAAAACAATTAGATTCTAAAATAGAAATGCAAAAAAAAGAAAACAAAATGACAAAACAATCTCTTGATGATAAAAGACAACTAAATAAATTTACTAAAGCAGAAATAAAAAATCAAAGATCTATGTCAGTTGGAAGAGTTGCAGGCCCAATTGCTGGAATTGCAGGCACCGCTTCTATGGCTGGATACATGACAGGAAATGCTGGTTTAGGAAATGCAATGATGGGACTTTCAGCCTTAGCCATGGCTGCCCAAATGGTAACAGGAAAATTTTCTGCAATAGCAGTTAGCGCTGCTCTTGTTGCAACAACAGTAATCTTACTAAGAAAAGAATTTGACAAAGCAAGAAAAGAAGCAATAGAAATGAACAAGGCCACAGGTGCTAGTTCTCAAGCAATAGATAAGTATGCTAAGTTTAGTAATAAAGTAACTGCTTCAGAAATTATGGATCGACGTAGATCTCAAAAATTTGCTCTTACTCAAACTGCTGCTGGTAAAACCACTTTTGGTGGAGCGTTTGTACAAACAGAAGATGGCAAAGCCCTTGCAGAATCTTTTGCAAAACAAATATCTAGCAAAAATGGAAATATTCAAACAAGTGTTCAAGATCTAACATCTCAACTTTCAACAAGCGTATTGGCGGGGGCTCTTACTGCAGATCAAGCAAAAAGTATTGCTGTAAATCTTGCAGACGAACTTGGAAATATGAGTCTAGGCTTACAGGTTACTGCTAATTTGACAGAATTATTGGGTCCAGATGGAAAAAATATATTAACAAACGGAATAGAAATTAGAGCAAAAATGATTCAAGACCAACAAAACAAAGTTGCAAATAGTGCAAACGCATTTGGTAATAATAAAATTGGTAACTTTGCATCACAGAAGAAAATACAAATAGCAGGCACTGGATCCTTAGCAGCAGGGGGAGCAGCGACTGGCGCACTTATTGGTTCTGCAGTTCCAGTTGTTGGCACTGCTGTTGGTTTAGTTGTTGGTGCTGCAATCGGCGCAGGAATAGGATATGCAGTACAAAAAAGTAAAAGTAAAGTTACTGGTGCGTTAGCAGGAGCATTGGTAGCAGACATGGAAACTGCACTACAGGTTCAGTCTCAATTACAAGACGCTCTAACAGTTTCTTTTGAAAAAAGAATTAAAGAAGCAAAGGCTGCAGGAGATACTGCAAAAGCATATGAATTACAATTGCAATATACAAAAGAAAAAAATGCTCTTGATGCAAAAGGCCTAGAGTTAAATACGCAAATAATGGATATCTATAAAAACGCAGGATCAGGGCAAGAAGCACTTTTAAATGGTATTAAGCAAGATGCTAAAGATGCATATAAAGGCACCAATGAATCAAAGTATGTTGACTCTGCTCAAGCGTTATTGGGTAATGCTCGTAAAACAGGAATATCTCGTGAGCAAGAGGCTTTAATTAACTTACAAATAAGCAGTAAAACTTTAAAGCCTAGCGAAGTCACAAGTCTTTTTGGAATGTTTGAGGGCAAAGAAAAAGAAACAAAATTAATTGCAGATATCCTTGTTAATAGACCAAAATTAGGATCAGACGTATCTACCATATTAGGATTAATTACAGACAAACAAGGGGTTGCAAACGAACAACTAAAGACTGAGGTTCTTGTTGCTATTAGTGCAGCAAAAACAGATCAAGACGCACAAAGAATTATTGACCTTGTCGGCGCAATTGGACAGTTTGGAGGCATCCTTGATGCAGATGTTGCAATAGATTTTTATATGAAAAACAAAGGCCTTGCAGAACAATTTTTAACGACATGGGAAGAATTACAAAGTGCAAAAAATATTACACTAGACGTTGTATACGATATTGATTATCGCCTTAAAGGGCAAATTGATGAAGAATATTTTAAGACACTTAAAGGGGATGATGATAAAAAGATATACACAAAAACAATTTCTTTAATTTATAATGCAGATGTAGAAACAGTTATTAATGGCGATGACTACAAGGCTTGGCTTCCTCAGAACAAAACAGAAACAGACGCTAATGGAAAAACATATCAATTTGGTGGGGCTGAATTTGCAGGGAAAAATCTAACCAGTGCACAGATGATTAAGGAATATGCAAATGACGTAGCAAAATCAGCGGTTGAAACAGGAGTAGTTCCTCCACAAACTGCACCTGCCACTACTGTTAACACAGGCACAAGACAAAGTACCCCATACGATTCTATATTGACTGATTTAAAACGTACAAGAAATTCAAAAATTAATGCTGAGGGTGGCGCTCCAGAACTTATGCGTATTCTTGGTAAAAACAAAGATATTAAAATATTTAATGGCCTTGATCAACAATTAGCCAAGGCTGGAGCAAATACAGACTTTATTGATTGGGTCGGCGGACTAGAAAAAGCAATACAAAATAAATTAATTAAAGTAGCAAAAGATGGAACAGTTGCAGTTACTGCATTAGGCAAGGCTGCTCAAAAGGCCTTTGATGAGAAACAGTTGGGATCATTTGCTGCCCAACAAGTTAATGCAATAGAAGGAGCAAAAGCACAAAGAACTGCTTTTGTAAAATTAACTGCAGCAGGAATGGATCAAGCCCAGGCTTTAGAGTTAGTCGCTGATGCAAACTTTGCTGTGGCTATTTCTCGTGTAAAAGATATAAAAGAATTAAAAGAATTAATAAAATTATATCAAGATGCAGAAATAGCGGTAAAAGGAACGGCAAGGGCAAACGATCCAATTAGAGCATTCCGTGACGACATGGATAAAATTAATGAAATGCTTGACGTTCAAGAAAGACAAGCAAAGGCTAAATATCAACCAGAAATTGATAGAGTAAATGGTTTAATTGAAGCAAACGAAAAAGCAATAGAGGCCAAACAACGCTACTCTGAGATGACTTATGACAGACCAATTCAAAAACTTCAAAACGAAATTACAGAATTAAATTATGATTTATCGCTAATAGAAAAAACAGCCTCAACAATAACTGAAAAATATGATAAACAAAGAGAGGCCTTGGAGCAAGTTTATTCAATTAATTCAAGAATTGCAGATCAACAAAAGGCTAAAATTTCTCTTGCTGATGCATTAACAAGTGGAGATATTTCACAAGCAGCCCAGATAGTGCAAGACATTAGAAGTCAAGAACAAACTTATGCAAAAGAGGAAAGTTTAAATGCTCTAGAAATTGCCCAAACTAATGAAATAAATGCTTTAAGGTCAACAGGCGGATTATCTAAACTTCAAATTGAAGAAAAGATTTATACTTTGGGACAAGACATATATTCTTTAGAACAAAAGCAGAAAGTTGTTACAGCAGAAATTGTAGTGCTTCAAGATAAAAACTATGACCTAAAAGTTGGGGAGTTAGCAAAAGCACAAGGACTACTTGATAATGAAATAAAACTTATTGAAAAATCAAGATTAAAATATGCAGAGGCAGAACTTGCTATTAAAAGTGCAGAAGTTAACACTGACGATTATACCGAGGCATTAAAAAGATCAGAAGAAGTTTTAAAAAGAATGGCAATTCTATGGGCATCTCTGGGAAGTAAAACATCAGCAGACCTAGGAGCCATTACAGGAGCAGTTGAAGACCCAAAGGATAAAGGTGTAGACAAAAAAGCAGAAGACAAAAAAGCAGAAGACAAACCCCCAGCCAAAACAAACCTTATAAGCGTTACAGCCAAAAGCGGACAAACATTATCCAGTATTGCTAAGGCGAACAATACAACCGTAAAAGAATTACTTGCCATAAACCCAGTACTAACCAGCAATCCTAAATATAATAATGGAAATACAATCTTTAACGGAACAACAGTTAAGGTCCCAGGGAAAATGTATGGAGGCGTTGTTTCTGGAAGTGGAATGTTAGATAAAGTTCCTACCATGCTCACTCCAGGAGAATTTGTCATGAATAGGGCTGCTTCACAAAAATTTGGCCCACTGTTAGAAAGGATGAATGAATCTAAATATCCAGGAAGTATGTCCCTTGGTGGAAACCCTGTGGTAAATATGGTTAGCAATAATTCAGCAAATAACAGGAGCAGTTCAGTGTATAATTATAGTTTAAATGTAGGAGTAAATGGAACTTCTGCAAGTCCAGACGATATTGCAAGAACAGTAATTACGCAAATTAGACACATGGATGCTAGAAGATTGAGGGGGAATACATACTAATGGCCAATGCAGCATATTTAACAGGTAGACGTAAATATGGCCTTCCACAAGCCATGCTTTGGTCTGATAATCCAGGAACCCTATCTAATGGATTTTATTATCCCGATGGATATGAAATTGGATCAAATTTAACAGGGGTCCCAACAGAAGACCAAAATACATTTTTAATTTTGTCAGATCATAATAGAGCAGAACTAGCCTTTAGTCAAGAAAGAATACAAAAAAAAGAAAGAATGATTAATGGAAATATGAGAGCCTATAATATAGCAGATAAAATTAGTTTGTCAACATCTTGGCAAATGCTGCCATCAAAAGCATATGCAGATAACCCATCATTTGATTCATCAGGAATAACATCTTTTAAGAACACTACCTCCGAATACACCGTCGATGGTGGTGCAGGGGGACTAGAGTTATTGGGATGGTATGAAAATCACAAAGGCCCATTCTGGGTTTATTTAGCATATGATAGATACGATGATAGGACTAAATATAATCAAATTGTTCAAATGTATTTTAGGGATTTTTCTTACTCTGTAGTAAAAAGAGGAACAGTTATTCATGATCTATGGAACATTAACTTAACGCTAGAAGAGGTTTAAAGTGTTTAGCAATAGCGACCTTGTAGAATATTTAAAAACATCTAGTGACATTTCTTTAAAGTCAATTGTTATTGCTGAATGGAACATGAATGTCCCTGGAAATGTTAAAAAAATAGGAAACTACAGGTACAGACCACTAGATGTTTCTAGTATTTATAAAAACATTCCAAATACTTTTGATTTAGAAGATGGCGGAGACTATTATACAGATGCAGAATTGTCTTATGAGCAAATACAAAATACGTACAACACTGACGACACTCCTCAATTATTTAAATCTTTAGACCAAAAAAGATCTTTATATTACTCTTTAGAGGATTGTATTAAACCTTTTAGGCCAAGATCTGGCATTAATAAAATGTCTTTTTTTGCTAAAAAATATATACCAACAAATGTCATGTTTGGAGACAATGCTCCGAGGTATTATATGTCATCAAGAAACGATATTTTTAAATACTGGACATCTTATAGAAAAGAAAATGAAATTGAAAGAGGAATTGCAAATAAAAAAGTTAATGGAATTAACTATATAGAAGACTCTTGTCCATTTGTAGTCTATAAAGAAAAAGTTCCCTGTAATAGAATTGTAGTAAAAATGCAAACCAATGTAGGGCAAAATGATCCAGGAAATTTTCAAGATATTGTTGGAACAGGACCAAGCCCTTTTTATGGTAATGAAAATAAAACTGTTCCAAGTAAATTTAAAATACAAATTTTAAAAAATAATAATTGGATAGACATTTTAAACATTAATCAAAATGATAGAAGAGCGGATGGTTCTGATATTATTGGTGCAGATGGATATCTAGAATTGTCATATTTAAACAATGAGTGGTTTTTAAAATCTGAAACAGTTAACAGTGAAACTGCATTTGTTACAAAAATTTCTAATCCATTAAAGACCACTAATAGTGACGGTACATTTTTTTATAATGAATTTGACTACATTGACGGAATAAGAATAGTAGTTTTATCAATGAACAAATTTGATTCAACTTTTGACTTAATTGAAATATCTCCAAGACTTGCTGTGAATATTTCAAATAATATTTTAGATTTTTCAATAACAAAAACAATGTCAGATATGTCTCAGGGGGCTATCCCAGTAGGGCAACTACTTGCATCAAACGGAACTGTTTCTATTTTTGACGATGAATTAGCCTTTAATGAAAACAATGAAAATAGTATTATAAAAAATTATTTAAATAAAAACATTAAATTTGTTTTTTATGAAAATATCTATAACGATGATTTAACCGTTAACTATTTTGTACCAATAAAAACATTATACTCGGATAACTTTCCACAAGCAAGCGATGACGGATCTTTAGTCTCAATTGAATTACGTGATTTTTATTTTTACTTTGAATCTCAAACGGCACCAAGAATGCTTTTGACAAATGTTTCTTTAAGTTTTGCAATATCAACATTATTAGACTCAGTAGGATTTTCAAATTATACATTTAAAAGAATAGGATTAGAAAAAGATCCAACTATTCCTTTTTTCTTTATTGCTCCAAATCAAACTATTGCTCAAGTCTTAAATGAATTGGCAGTTTCAACTCAGACTGCAATGTTTTTTGATGAATACAATAACTTTGTTGTTATGAGTAAAAACTATATAATGCCAAATGCTGGAGAGCGAGATTCATCTTTTACGTTAATCGGCACAGATAATCAATTAAATTTTGGTCCAATTAAAAACAAACAGTCCTCATTAGAATTGCCCAATATTATTTCTATATCATCAAACGATAAAAAAATATACAATGATGGGAAAATAAATTATACTCAAAGATACATACAAAGATCTTATGGCTCTGTTAAGCAAAGCACTTTAATTGATAAAGAAAAAACATGGATATATAAGCCCTCGTTGCTTTGGGAGGCATCTGGAGAAGATAGACCAAAAACAATAAATTCACAAGTAGAAAAACAGTCTAGCCTTGTACTTGGGGCTATGCCAATTAACTCTAATTTACCAGCATCTTTACCATCAGTTTTCAATGGGGTTATTATAAACAATGTTGTAGATCTTGGAGAAAATGTTTATTGGATAACAAAACATAAAGGATATTTTTATTCTAATGGAGAAATCATTAAATATGACGCTGTTCAATTTAACATAACTGGAACTGGAAATGTTTGGATATCAAATAATCAAGAGTATCAAGAGTACATGGGATCTCTTCCGTTTAATGGAAAAATATATCCTACTGGGTTGATTAGAATTTTAGCAAATCCATACTACGAAACAGTAGATGGAGAAATAAGAATAAAGAATGGTCCAGTTTTTGAACATGGCAGAGGACAATTTGGAACGGTAATTAGTGAGCATACAGCGGGGGTAGCAAGCCACTGGACTGAAGAAACGTATCTTCGTGGATGTAGCATGAAATCGGAATATCTGTTTACCACCAATTCAACAATTGAATATCCTTTAAGCCTTACAGAAGGTGCCGCTGGTGTTAATAATGCCCTCGCTAAAAAATCTTCAAGAAATGGCGTAATAAGAAATTTTATGGCAAGTAATTATTTAACAGAGACAGAATTAAATAATTTACAAGCAACTCAAAGTGGAACTCTTCAGTCATCAGCCTTAGTCATGGCTGGTCCGTCATTTACCTCTACAGATATCCCTATAGACTTTGTATCTTATGTATACAAGCCCTTAAATAATTCCTATAAACATTTTGGAACTAGAATAAGAATTATTGGAAATCAGGGAAGCAATGAAGATAGACTTCAGACCCCGATTGGCAGTTCGGCATATTATCAAGTGCCAACAACACAGCCAAATCAAAACTCAAGTATTGGCGGAGGCTCTGGTGGCCTTGGCGTTATGATTAACCCAGAAACAAATAATGGATATTATTTTGAAATAGTTGCTTTAACAGAAAAAAATATTGAATCATACTTAAAAATTAAGTCAGACGGGTCATCTGAAAATAATATCTCAAACGTTGTTTTTTATAAAATTAAAAAAGATAGTTCTGGAAATGCTATACCAATAAAACTTTGGTCAGGGCTAACTAATGTTTTGGTAGATGATGGCAAATTTACTGGCCAGTATAGGAAATCTGGAGAAGAAAATCCAACCGTATATGATTTAGCAGTTGAGTATTCAAATGTCGGAACAACAAGAAAATTTTATTTATATATTAATAATAAGTTAATTGGTATAGTTGACGACACAGATCCACTGCCTATATATAATAACATTTCTCTTTTTGTAAGAGGATCTTCAAAATGCATGTTTGAAAATATTTATGCTTTAGGGGAAAATTATTCTCAAAACACAGTATTTAATGTTACGGACTCTATATCTTCAGTATTTGGGGCAAATCAAGTTAACGCCAATTCAGCATTAAGAAAATATGCAATGAGTGGAATTGTTCAATCTACATACTTAAGTGGAATATCTAGTTTAGAGCCACCAAGATATAACATGTATTATGATGAGTTTGGTTCTATTTTTAGAGAGGTTGCATCTTTTAATATAAAGTATGACAAAGCATACCCAGCATTATATGCAAAAATGTCTCCCACTACAAGCACAATAAAAGGATATGTTGTTTCTGGTTTTCAAGCAGACTCCTATGGAGCAGAATTTTTAGTATTTAATGCAACAGACTCTGCGCTTTTTCTAGATGGAACTGGAGGAAATTCTTTAAAAATTCAAGGAATAGCATTTACACAAGACACAACATATACGTTATCTGTAGATGATTATTTTAACAAAAAATCAAATTTTTCTGAGTTAAATAATTTAGACAACACCACAGTTAGGTCTGAGTTAGTAAGTATTCAAGATTATAACCAGATTAAACAAAGCAGAATAAATCATGGCATTAGTAGTTTTACTTTAGAAAGTCCATATATCCAAACATCTTCAGATGCTGAGAATATTTTAGGATGGATTATTGAAAAATCTATGAAATCTAAAAAACTTGTTGGCGCAGAAATATTTTCATTGCCAATTCTTCAATTAGGAGATATAGTTCAAATTGATTACAATAAAGATGGGGTAGATTTAATTTCAAACCCCGATAAGCAGTTTGTTATTTACAATATAGATTATAAAAGAAATGGAAGCGGTCCAAATATGACATTATATATGGCGGAGGTGTAATCTTGCCTACAGACTCTCAAAACTGGGAAAGACATGCTGCTGCAAAAACTTATGCTCCCGCTACTCCCCCACCCAAAGTAGAAAAATATACAGTTCAAAAAGGAGACACTCTTTCAAAAATTGCTGTAGATGCTGGTATATCTTTACAAGAATTAAAAGATTTAAATCCTAAATTTACTTCAGATCCAAAATATAAAAATGGAAATATGATTTGGTCTGGAACAAAAGTAAATTTGCCTGGACAGGCCTCTGCGCCAGTTGAAGAGCCAATCCCTCCAGTTAAAGGTCCAGAAGTGATACAGGGCCCATTTTCAGGAAATCCTGGAATTATTTTTACACCGATAGTTACAGCAGTTCCAATAAATTTACCACCTCCCCCTCCACCACCACCCACTACCTACAAGGTAAAAATTGCTAACCCAGAAGTAATTTTATTTGATGACGAGACTTTGCCAGCCACAACTTTAATTGACATCTTATTTGAAGACATTGGAGGACAGGAACTTTTGTCTATGTCTAGACATGACATAATTTCAGGAGACTATGTTCCTAATCAGTTGATTAAAAATTTAACATCTTTAAATCAAGAATTTTCTTCAAAGCGCCTACTAAGCCTACAAAATACTTCAGATAAATATTTTTCTAATTTTGGTATTAAATTAGAAAACAAAATACCATATGTTGGTGGCGGAGCAAATGGAGAAAATGTATATTTAAATGATAGCCAAGATATTGTTATTGATTTAATAAATTTGGATATAGACGAGCAAGTAGAAGTTCAATTAAGCATAAGTGGTACAATATATACTATAGTGCTTGAAGCGGGAGAGTCATGATAACCAATACTGGCAAATACATTATTGCAAAATATTTACTGGGACAAACTCCAGCCTATGCCTCATATATGGCTCTCGGCTGCGGGGCAAAGCCTTTAGATACGTTTGATAGCCCACCAGACTACTCTGCAAAAGAAAATCTAGATTTTGAAATGTTTCGTGTACCAATAAGTTCAAGAGGGTATGTTGTAGAAGACGGACAGTCCAAGTTGGTATTAACAGCAGAATTGCCAACAGAAGAAAGGTATGAGATTTCTGAAATTGGTATTTATTCTGCTGGGTCAAACCCTTATGCTGCTTCCTATGACAGTCGAACTTTGCTAACTTTTACACAAACAGAAAACTGGCAGCATGTTTCTCCAAGCGCAACCGTAGATATTGAAAGAATTATTCAGCCATTAGACGGAACATTGTCAGACAACGTAATTGAGACAGCCTCAAAAATTTTTGAAACTAACGCAGACAATAAAATATTTTATAATGCAAATAGAGCAGCAAGGTATGAACGTTGCAGGTATTATAATAATATTATTGCAATGCGTGGAGATTCTTCTATAATGACAAGTTCAGGTGGGCATCTAGTTGTAGGAAATGACCCTGAACACATCAGAACAAGTGGAATATCTTTAGATCTTTCCAAGAATGCTCCATCGGATGAATTAAGCCTAGCATTTTCTGTAATAAATAAAGACGGAGATTCTGTAGCAGTTCCAGACACAGTTAAAATTATTGTTGAGTTTATTAGTAGTAGTGATGAAACTAAATTTTCTAGATTTGAGGCAACTGTTGCCAATGGCAGTGGTTCTGGACAACAAGATTTTGCAAACAATAGATATTGCATTGTAAAAAAACAAAAACAAGAACTTTACACTACATCAAATTTTACTTGGGCAACTGCCGACACAATTAATATCTATGTATCAGTTGTTGATGGTGGCACCGCATCTGATGACTTTTATGTTGTTTTGGATGCCTTAAGACTTGAGAACCTAAATACACCAAATCCGCTTTATGGCCTGGTAGGGTATTCCGTTGTTCAGAATGACAATGCCACAACAATTATTAAATCTTCAAACACAAGTAACTATGTAGAGTTTAAATTTTCCATTGGGGTTGGGTAATGGTAGACCCAGGAATTAAACAAAGTATTATAAGATCATCAGACCTTCCTCCAACGTTGGGCGATAACACAAACTTAACTTACACGCTAAGATATCGTATATTATCAGAAGACAAAAACAGATTTTCACATTGGTCTCCAATAAAACAAATGACAATACAAAATACATTTACTGAAACTGGTTTTAATCCAAGTAGTCCAGAAACTACAAATATTCCGCATAACGTTAGCGTTGATACTAATTCACACATAGTTAATGCTTCGTGGACAATGCCAGCCTTATTAATTGCCAACCCAACAGATGCAGAAAAAATATTACAAACAGAACAAGCCTCAATTAAAGAATTTGACATTTATGTTCAATGGACAACAAATAGCATTTTAAGTAATTGGATTTGGGTTGGAAAATCTACAGGGACAAGTTATTCTATTTCTTATCCATATGGTGTTTCTGCTCCAAGTCACGTTAAAATTAGAGTACAAAAAGTGACAATATTAAAAGGACCATTTAATGCAGCCACGTATTTAATTAGTGATTTAAAAAGTTTAACCTGATATACTAGTAAAAGGAGAAAAAATGTCAAAAATACCATTGCCAGAAAGAGGACAGCCTCTAGATGTAACTTACATTTATCAATTGGCTGAAGCCGTAAATGATCTTGCGTCAGAAGTTTCTTCAACAACCTCTAATTACGCAACAGTAGACACAGTTGGATCAGACAAATCAAACGTAAAAACTTCAGAATTGAGAGTAGTTGCTGGCCGAGTTGAAATTTTTAACAATACAACTGTGACACCAACAACAGAAAAAGACTTTTTTTATAACTTTAGCACTAACTTTAAGTATGCTCCAATTGTTACTGCAACCCCAGTCAACGTAGGAAATACTCCAGCAGGAAAAAATGTGTCTATAATTTTAAAAAATATTACAACTTCTCGTGTAGAGGGGAGCGTAAAATTTGGAGCATCTGGAGATTTATCGGTATGGGTAAATCTTATTATTGTAGGCATTCCAAATTAATGATTAAATGCCCAAAATGTAAAAATAGAATGTTCGTTGATCGACTATATAGTCAAGAACAACATTTAGAAACATTTTGCTTAAAATGCGGGACTAGAAAATTTTATAATCCACCGTCAACATCAAGTGAGGGGCTATGGCTACTGCAAAAGGAAAAATTGAGGGCCAAGAATATAATCAATCATCTGTAATAAAAGGTAGTGGCTCTGTTTGGTTTTTAAATAAAGACTTAGTTAGAATTCATCACTATAATAGATCAGATGGAACTGTTGCTATTTATAATATTGTTAAAAATAAAATTGAACTTTGTTTTATTTTGGATTTTAAAAAAAATAGAGAAAAGGCATACACTATAGCAGAGACCGCTAAACTTGTCAATAGGCATAGAAAATATATGCCAAGTTTAATAAAACGAGGAGTCATTCCTCCACCACTTGGTTGTTCTGAAAATGGAAAACGTGGATATCAAATAAGAGCATATTATTCTGAATCGCAAGTAAAAGAGATACGTGATATACTTGCAAGTATACATATTGGCCAACCTCGAAAGGATGGATTAATTACAAACAATATGACTCCCACAAAACAAGAGTTGACAAGAAAAATGGGCGATGGTATACTTACATATACGAAAACTGAAGATGGAAGATTTATTCCTATTTGGAATGAATCAATAAGATAGTTAAATTGAAAGGGGTAACAAAGTGTCAGATAACAATCCTGTAGCAATAAATGAACCAACCAAAGTATCAGTAACATTGGGATATACGCTAAACCTTGGAAATTTTCAATCACTAAGGCTTGATCTTGGCGTAGTAGATAGTAGACGTGATGGGGAAAATACGGATCAGGCTTTTGAAAGAGTTTATAAATTTGTTGAAGATAAATTAACTGATAAACTTAACGAAGCCAAAGCAGAAATAGACGTATAGTGGCTGAACGCAAAGACCGAATGGCTTTGCTAAGTAGGTACAATAAGTTGCATACGGCAAAGTATGAGCAAAAGGCATCGTTAAATTTAAATGTTGAGCAGTGGGCCTCTGACGCTTTAATAGAGTCCTACGGAATTGGACAGTGCTATGATTTACTTCAGTATTATTTTGATATTGCTCTGGCCCCTTCTTGGAATTATTTTGCATATAATGCAGAAAAAATACTTCAAGCAAAGTTAAATAAAATTAAAGATGATGAAGAACGTGAAGAGCGTAAAAGACTTGCAAAGGAGTGGTTAAGTGAATAACACAGAATCTAAACTTATATCGGCACTTCTTAAAGATAAACAAATGCATGTTCTTTTGCAGGCTAATGTTGAAAATCTTTTAAAAACACATACAGACCTTTGGCTATTTATAAGAAAATATTATGAGGCTAATACTGCGGTCCCTCCCGAGTCACTGGTTGTTGAAAAATTTAGAGATTTTCAAACAATAGAGAATGTTGGTGCAACTAAATATCACTTAGAAGAATTGCAGGCAGAATATCTAACCGATAGTCTAAAAGATATTTTAAGATCTGCTGCAACTGATGTTCAGGGTGGGAATGGAGACATAGCCCTAACAGGATTGATTAATAAAACATCAGAGTTAAAAAAGAATGTTGCTGCAATTAGAGATATTGATGCCACAGATTTAGATTCTGCCGTTGCCTATTTTACCAATGTGCAAAAAATGAAAGAACTAGGATCGGTTGGAATTAAAACAGGTTTGCCAGGATTTGACAACTACCTTCCATCTGGAATTATGCCAGGCCAACTTGGTGTTTTCCTTGCGTATCCAGGAATTGGCAAATCTTGGCTTGCTCTTTATTTTGCGGTACAAGCATGGAAACAAGGAAAGTCTCCACTAGTAATAAGTTTAGAAATGTCAGAAGTAGAGGTTAGAAATCGTGTATACACCATTATGGGCCAAGGTGTTTGGTCACACAGAAAAATAAGCAATGGTGAAATTGAATTAGACATGCTAAAGTCATGGCATGAAAAAAACTTAGTTGGAAAACCAGAGTTTCACATTATTTCAAATGATAGCGGGGGAGAAGTAAATCCTTCAGTTGTTCGTGGAAAGATTGATCAGTATAAGCCAGATTTTGTTATTGTGGATTATTTGCAATTAATGTCTCCAAATCAAAAATCTGATAACGAAACAGTAAGAATGAAAAATCTTTCAAGAGAGTTAAAACTTATGGCAATTGGTGAAGAGGTCCCTATTATTGCTATCTCATCAGCCACTCCTGATGATGTTACAAACCTCAATACAGTACCAACATTAGGCCAGACTGCTTGGTCTAGACAGATTGCTTATGATGCAGATTGGGTGCTAGCGCTAGGCCGAGCAGCAAATAGTGATATTATTGAATGTGCTTTTAGAAAAAATAGAAATGGTTTTATGGGAGAGTTTTTAGTTCAAGCAGATTTTGACAAAGGATACTATAAGTATAAAGATTTTGAGGATTTAAGTGGCAAATAATAAAATAGATTTATATAGCGAAGATCAAGTAAAAAGAGTGTTAGACGGATCTGGCATTAATATAGAGTCAGAAATGGATAATGACTTTATGATATTTTGTCCATATCATAACAACTTTAGGACTCCTGCAGGGGAAGTGTCAAAAACAAGAGGAACCTTTTTTTGCTTTTCTTGTCAAGAAACCAAAGACTTAGTTGAATTAGTAATGACTGCCACAAATAGAACTTATTTTGAAGCGGTTAGATTTATTGCAAGCAAAGGGAAAGAAACAAACATTGAACAATTTGTTAATAAAGCCCTTGTAGATGTTCCAGATTATGTTGCTTTTGATGAATTAATTATTAAAAGATTGAATAATCATGCATTGATTTCACCAAGGGCTATGTCTTATTATGAAAGTAGAAAAATAACAAAAGAATCAATTGTTAAATTTAACTTAGGCTATTCGGAAAAACAAGATATGGTTACTGTTCCAGTTCATTCACCAGACGGATTAGCAGTTGGTTTTGTTGGAAGATCTATTGAAGGCAAAGATTTTAAAAATACCCCAAAACTTCCAAAAGCAAAGACACTTTTTAATCTTCATAAAGTAAAAGCATCAGAAAAAGTTTATGTGGTAGAATCCTCTTTTGATGCAATTAGACTAGACCAAGTTGGCTTTGCTGCAGTTGCTACCCTAGGGGCTAATGTATCAAATACACAAATAGATTTGCTTCAAAAATATTTCAATAACATTATTGTTATTGCAGATAATGATGAAGCAGGGGGGAACATGAAAGAGAGAATAGTTGAAAAATTAAAATCTCGTGTCTCCGTAATACAACTTAATATAGAATATAAAGACATAGGCGATATGGATGATAATGCAATCAGAAATTTAGAATTTCAGTTTGACAAATCTATATCGCTTATGCTAAACTAAATACACAAAACACAAAGGAGAAACATATGAGCGTTATTAAGGGACTAAAAAATATCAACGCCCTGCTCGACAAACCAAAATCAGATACACCAAAAGTTCGTTGGCTTAAATTGGCTGATGGACAATCAGTTAAAATTCGTTTTATAGAAGAACTAGATGAGGATTCTGCAAGTTATAATGCAGATCGTGGTCTTGCTCTTGTTGTAAAAGAACATGTTAATCCAAAAGATTACAAGCGCAAGGCTGTAGACACGATGGATTCCGAAGGCCGTGACTGGGCAGAAGAGATGCACAGAAAAGATCCAAAGGCTGGCTGGAGAGCACGCCTTCGTTTTTATTGCAACGTTTTAGTAGATGATGGTATTGAACCACCATACGTAGCAATCTGGTCAATGGGTGTTAGCAAGCAGTCATCATTTAATACAATTCGTGAGTTTGCTTTAGAAACAGGAAGCATCTCAAACCTAACTTGGAAACTTAAACGTAATGGACAAAGTACAGAAACTAGTTATACTATGATTCCGTCTGCTCCAGATAAAGAACCATTTAATTGGGAAGGGCTAGCACCTTATCCACTTGAGATGGCTTTACGTCGGATTCCATATGCAGAGCAAGAAAGTTTTTATCTTGGCTTTGATTCACCATCAGTAACTTCAGCAACAAATACTGATTGGTAGTATGAATTACGTAGGACTACACGTACATACACACTATTCGTTAATGGATGGTGTTGCTACGCCAGAAGAATATTTAGAACGTGCCGTGACTCTTGGTATGCCAGCACTGGCAATCACGGATCATGGCACTCTATCTGGGCATCGTGAGTTCTATCGCATTGCAAAAGAAAAAGGGATAAAACCAATTCTTGGCATAGAAGGCTATATGTGTGCTGACCGCTTTGACAAAAGAGACAGGGCGGAAAGAAAAGATCCACTAGATAATGTATACAATCATATAGTTCTTCTAGCCAAGAATAAGCAAGGTTTAGAAAATCTTAACAAAATTAACGAAATTGCATGGACTGAAGGTTACTTTAGAAAACCAAGGTTTGATTTTGAAACATTGGAAAAATACAAAGAAGGAATTATTGTTACGTCAGGATGTTTAAGTGGAATTGTTACCAAGGCAGTAGAACTTGAAGAATTTGCAAAAGCCAAAAAATATATAAAATGGTTTAAAGATACATTTAAAGATGACTATTACATTGAGGTGATGCCACATAACCCGCAACAAGTAAATATGCATTTAATGGATTTGGCAGATGAGTTTGGCATTAAGATTGTTGTTACCCCAGATTGTCATCATTCAGATAAAAGTCAAAAAGAAATACAAGAGTTAAAATTAATTTTAAATACTCATGCAAAATTAGAAAAAAATGTTACTTATGAAAAATCCAAAAAATATAATGACATGATGACAAAACTTGATTATTTGTATGGCAAAGACAGACAAATGAGTTTTAACAAGTTTAACATTCACTTGCTAAGTGGAACAGAAATGTTAGAAGAAATGCAAAAACAAATGTTTACAAGAACAGACATGTTTGATTCAACTATTGAAATTATGAATAAAATAGAAGACTATGACATTAAAGAACATTTAAATTTATTGCCAGTTCAATATAAAAATCCAGATCAGGAGTTGGCAAATTTGGCATTTGCTGGATTAGAAGAAAAACGTTTAACTAGTAGTTGGCTTGGTAATGATATATATGAACAAAGACTTGATGAAGAACTATCAATTATTAGAGATAAAAAATTTGCTCCCTATTTTCTTGTTGTAAGCAACATGATTAATTGGGCAAAAAAAGAAAGCATTAGAGTTGGTCCAGGTCGTGGATCTTCTGCTGGCTCTTTACTTTGTTATTTAATTGGAATTACAGAAATTGATCCAATAGAGCATGGGCTTTTATTCTTTCGATTTATCAATCCAGAACGTAATGACTTTCCAGATATTGACACAGATATTCAAGATTCTAGAAGAGAAGAAGTAAAAGATTATCTTGTTAGACAATACAGGCATGTGGCTTCTATTGCAACATTTTTAGAATTTACAGGAAAAGGAATTGTTCGTGATGTTTCTAGAGTTCTTAATATTCCATTATCAGATGTAAACAAAATTTTAAAAACAGTAGATACCTGGGATGATTTTTGTAACTCTAGATCTACATTAGAGTTTAGAGAGAAGTATCCAGAAGTAGAAGTTTACGGAGAACAATTGCGTGGGCGCATTAGGGGCACTGGAATTCATGCTGCCGGAATTGTTACTAGCAAAGAGCCAATTTTTAAACATGCTCCATTAGAAACAAGATCTTCTCCAGGATCAGAAAATCGCATACCAGTTGTTGGGGTAGATATGGAAGAAGCAGAAAAAATAGGCTTAATTAAAATTGATGCCCTAGGACTAAAAACTTTAAGTGTTTTAGATGACACTATTAAGATGATTGAAAAAAATCATTTTGTTAAAATTAATCCACTTGAGATAGACATGGAAGATTCTAAGGTGTATGAAATGATTTCAGATGGGCATACTAAAGGAATTTTTCAATGCGAAGCAACACCCTACACTAACTTAATTGTTAAAATGGGGGTAAAAAATCTTAATGAATTAGCAGCATCAAATGCTCTTGTTAGGCCAGGAGCAATGAACACTATCGGAAAAGACTATGTTGCAAGAAAACATGGAAAACAGGCTGTATCATATTTACATCAGATATTAAAACCTTACACGGAGGATACTTATGGCTGCATTCTTTATCAAGAGCAAGTTATGCAAGCATGCGTACACCTTGGACAAATGTCAATGTCTGAAGCCGATAAAGTCAGAAAAATTATTGGAAAAAAGAAAGACGCCAAAGAGTTCGACATTTATAAAGAACGTTTTATTACTGGTGCTTCTGCCTATATTACTCCCAATCAGGCTCGTGATTTATGGCATGACTTTGAGGCGCATGCGGGATACTCGTTCAATAAGAGCCATGCAGTCGCTTACTCTACTCTCTCGTATTGGACGGCGTGGCTAAAATATTACTACCCTCTTGAGTTTATGTTTGCATTATTAAAAAATGAAAAAAATCCTGACAATAGAACTGAATATTTAATTGAAGCAAAACGCATGGGTATTCCTATTAAACTTCCACATATTAATGATTCTGGTAAAGACTTTCAAATTGAAGGAAAAGGAATTCGATTTGGGTTAACTGCAATTAAATATATATCAGATAAAATAGCAGACAAATATATTGCTGCAAGACCTTTTAAAACCTATAAAGATGTAGAAGACTTCACTTTTACTAAAGGTAACGGGGTAAACAGTCGTGCATTAGCAGCAATGAACGCCGTTGGATCATTGACATTTTTAGACAATCCCCGTAATGATAATCAAATAAAAGAAAATTTATACGAATATTTAAATTTGCCAGAGTTTAATATTAATATTCCATCTCACTATCATGCCTTTATTCAGCAAGTTGACGAATTTGAAGAAAAGGGTTCTTTTATTTTAATGGGTATGGTTAAAACAATTAAAAGAGGAAAGGGATGGTCACGAGTTGAAATTCTTGACAAAACTGGGAGTGTTGGTATATTTGATGAAGAAGGAACGACTATTGAGACGGGTCGTACTTACTTGGTTCTTGCTAATGACAATAGGATTATATCTTCAGTTCCTATTGATGAAATAAAACAATCTTCTAGTGCTCTTGTTAAATTTTTAAGTTATAAACAGTTGCCATTTAAAGATGAAGAAATGTTTGTTGTTGCATTTAAATCAAGGACAACTAAGCAGGGAAAAAAAATGGCTTCAATGACATTAGCAAACACGTCTAGAGAATTAAAATCTATTCTTGTGTTTCCTACATCTTTTGCTAAAGCCTATATGAATATTAAAGAGGGAAATTCTTATAAGTTTGTTTTTGGAAAAACAAAAGATGGAACTGTTACGTTAGAAGATGTACTTATTTAAAATATGGAAAAGGAAAAAATAAAAATGACAATGACGATAGAAGATGTACTAGCGCAACTAGATCCTAAGTTACGTAAGACTGTAATGGCTGGAGATACAATACCCGCAACAGAATATGCTGCAACTCCCAGTTTTGGTTTAAATAAAGCATTAAGCGGTGGGCTGCCATACGGAAGACAAGTTTTAATTTGGGGAAGTAAGTCAAGCGCTAAATCTTCTTTATGTTTGCAAACAGTAGCACTTGCACAAAAAGAAGGAAAGGTATGTGCTTGGATAGATGCCGAAATGTCATATGATAAAAATTGGGCTGAAAAACTTGGCGTAGACACATCAAAACTTATTGTTTCTCAATGTCGTACAATAAATGAAATGGTAGATATTGGAACTAACTTAATGAACGCAGGAGTAGATTTAGTTGTTGTTGACTCCATTACTTCTCTCCTTCCAGCAATATATTTTGAAAAGGATTCTACTGAATTAAAACAATTAGAGAATACAAAACAAATTGGTGCAGAGGCAAGAGACTTTAGCAATGCTTGGAAAATGATTAACTATGCTAACAATAAAATTAAACCAACACTGTTTGTTTTAATTAGTCAGTCTAGAAATAATATTAATGCAATGTATACTAGCCAACAGCCTACTGGCGGACAAGCCACTAAATTTTATTCTTCAACGATCATCAAACTGTTTTCTTCAGAATCAGACAATCAAGCAATTAAAGGGAAGATTTCTGTAGGTGATAAATTGATTGAAGAAAAGATTGGTCGCAAGATTAGATGGGACTTACAGTTTTCAAAAACAAGTCCAGGATTTCAATCTGGAGAATATGACTTTTACTTTAGGGGGAATTCGGTTGGAGTTGACAGTGTTGCTGATCTTATTGATACTGCTGAATTGATGGGGATAGTAGAGCGCACAGGGGCCTGGTACCTATTACCAGATGGATCAAAGGTGCAGGGAAGAGAAGGTTTTATTAATAAGGTTAGAGAAGACAAAGAATTATTTGCAGACATTTTAAATAAGGTTAAACAGTTTGGATAAACAGTATTCGGTATATCCTGGCAAATTTTTATGTAAGACCTGCAACGAAGAAGTAACATCTATGAGGCTATTTCCAGAAACAACAGAGTGTACTTGGATGTGTAGTAAAAAACACTTATCAAGAATGACCCTGGTAAAGCAAACAAGTTATACAAAGAGGGGTAGGGTATAATATTATCATGACTACTTTCCCACCCTTAGATGAATTTCCTGAATATAAAAAATTACGCACATCTCAAGACCCTATATCTGATCAAGATTTTATTCCAGTGCTAGTAGATAATGTTTTTACTGATGAAGAACTAAAAAATATATTACAAACAGTTAAATGGTTTCCTTTAGAAAAAATTAGAATTCAAAAGTGGGGTGGCCAAGGAGTTTTAGATCATATAACAATTTCAGACAGTGTACTTGCAAAAATACAAAAATTAGCATCAGAAGCGTGTAATAAAGAATTGGTTATTGCAGAACATTCTGTTGTTAAATATTCTCCTAAATATGGATATGAGGTTAAACTATTTCCACATTATGACACAAGGCTGGATGAAATGTTTGTCTTTGATATTCAATTAAAAACAAACGAGGATTGGGGAATAATTGTTGAAGGCAAACAGTTTAATCTTTTAGATAACCAGGCTTTATTATTTTCTGGTACCCAACAGATGCATTGGCGAGAAGACAAAAAATTGCAAGATGGCTCAGAAATTATAATGATGTTTTGCTGGCTTAAGCATAAAATTTCAAAACCTATATCTGAAAATCAATCAATGATTATGCTTGAAAGACAAAAAGTTCTTCAAAAAGAAACAAATATACTAAGTGACGAAACTTTAAGGAAAGGGGTATAAGATTAATATGAATAATTTTCCAGACTACTCTAAATTGCCAGAATATAAAAAATTAAGAGAAGAACAAAAAGCAAATAATCAAATTTTAAATGATGAAGATTTACCGCCTTTTATTTTTAATAATTTTCTATCTTTAGATGAATTATCATATATTCAAAATTTACTTAACAATGCTTCAGAAGATAAACTTGTTCTTAAAACTTGGGGTGGTCAAGGAGGATTTAATGCTCTAAAAAATGATCCGATATTTGATTTAATTTATAAAAGAATTAAACAATTTTCTAGCGATGCCTACGGAGAAGAATTAGAACTTCAGGATTTTCAATTTGCAAAATATACTTCTGATTTTGGGTATGAAGTAAAATTACCTCCTCATTATGACTCAAGGTCTAAAGAAACACTTGTTTTTGATCTTCAAATAGCAGCAAATCATAAGTGGGATATTATTGTAGAAGGAAAAGGGTATGATCTAAAAGACGGGCAGGCAATTTTATTTGGCGGAACTAACCAGATACATTGGCGAGAAAATAAAAAAATAAAATCAGGAGAAGAAACAATTTTACTTTTTGCTTTTTTAACTCATAAAAAACAAAGAGAGTTTAGCAATGATAGTTCCATCATTATGCAAAAACGTAAAGCGTTATTAGAAAAAGAAACACAAATAAACGATATTCCAATAAAAATAGAAAACCATAAAAATTTTAGCGTTGAAGAAAGATCACCACTAACACATAGCGGAAGATACGGCAATATTTTTCCAAAAGACGAAATTGATTTAATTTATGAAACAATAGATCTAAACTCTGATAATAGGACAACACAGGTTAAAATTTATGGCCAAAAAGTTTGGTTTATAGATCTTCCAGAAAAAATAAAAGATAGAGTCACACATCAAATGAAAATTATTCATAATCAAAATGTAAAATTAGAAGAAATTTCTTTTGCGAGGTATTCTAAAGAATACTCAGACATACCAGTATTAACCCCACACTATGACAACACATTTACGCATCCGAGGGTTACCTTAGATGTACAATTAAGGGCTAATATTGATTGGCCTATTGTTGTGGAAGGTCATGAGATTATCCTTAGCAACAACATGGCTGCTGCTTTTTCTGGAACACACCAAGTTCATTGGAGAAAGCCATTAGAATTCAAAGATGGGGATTTTGTAGAAATGTTGTTTTGTCATTTTTCTTTAGAGGATAGCCTGCCAATAACTTTAGATGAAAAACAAAAAATAGAATCAAACATGATGAGATTTTCAAATAAATTTTCTGTTGATTTAATGAAAGAAAATTTAGATTTAAAACAAGCAATAAAGAGGTATAGTAATGAGTGAAAAAAATGAAATAAAAAGAATTAGTGCTATTCCTCATAAAAATTCTGGCAGAGGAAATAAAAAAGGAGATGCTACCTGGAAATCTTTTGTAGTTGACATAAAGGAAGCAAAAAAATCTTTTACGTTAAATGAAAATGTTTGGGCAAAAATAACAACAGATGCCATTAAGTCTGGAGTTGATAAATCTCCAGCACTAATAATAGTGTTGGGCGATGGGCCTAAAAAAACACGATTGCTAGTTGCTGAACTATCGGTTATTGAAGATTTGGTAGATAGGGTATAATTTTAATATGAATACTAATTGCGGAATTGTAAAAAATTTTTTTACAAGAGAAGAAGAAGAAGAACTTAGACTCCTAGTTGAAACAAATAGAATGCTAACTCCTGGAGTAAGCAGATACTCCCCTATGACAATTGAGAGCATGTCAAGAGTACAGATTGAGTTTGATGCTCCAAACAACATTGTAGAAAAATTAAAAAATCTTGCTTTAGAATATGTTAATGACCCAGACTTGGAGTTAACTCATTATCAATATTTAGATTATTATGGTAAATACGGTAATGGAAATTCCCCAAACCTTCCCCCGCACTTAGACACAGAAAATTACTATACAAAGGTTAGCATTGATTATCAAATGTCAAGCAATATAGACTGGGCCATTGTTGTAGAAGGGCAAGAATTTTTTCTAAAAGATAATGAAGTCTTGGTTTTTGAAGCAGCAGACAGAATACATTGGAGATCGCCAATTAAACTAAAAGAAAATGACAGATGTGAAGTAATTGTGTTTCATTTTTCCAATAAACATGACCATAAACCTTATGCAGAAAAACAAATGTCTCCAATAGAAAGAGAATTTATTATGGCAAAACATAACAATATGCCAAGAATGATTAAGTATAGAGAGCAATTTTTTGAACAACTAGAAAAACTGAAAAGAGGAAAAGATGGAGCCAGTAAAAACAACGCTTGAAAGCATTAATGGTTTAGCAGAAATTGCAGAATATATGGACGATGAAGAACTTACAACTTCATTAGAAATGATTGCTAAATTAATTATCAGGCCAGATATCCCAATTGCAGTTGCTACTGTAGAAATAGTTAGATTGCAAGCAATTGCAGGAAAATTATCTTTAAAGGCAACCTGGATGGCCAATGTGGATAAAAGTAACAGGGCTAAGAAAAATATATACTACACTGCAGCAGAGTCAGTAAACAATTTAGTATCTGCTCTTAAATACATAGCACGCTGATAACTGATATACTAAACACTAACGAAAAGAGATATATGAGTAAAAATTTATTACAGCAGATTATGATTAAAGCAGACAGCATTCCAAAGCCAGACTTTGATGTTTCTGGAATGATTGAAAAAATTAATGATGGATATTTGATTGGACAAGTTCCAAAATTTACCAAGAAAAAAACCTTTGCTCCATCAACAATATCTTATAGTGAGGGCAACGGAGTATGCCCAAGATACTGGTATCTTGCTTTTGAAGGCACAACTTTTGAAAGTAATAATACTGCCACAAGTATAGCCAATATGGGAAATGGGGTTTTATCTCATAGCAGAATTCAGAAAGTAATGCTCGATTCTGGAATTGCAAAATCTTTTAAAGACGATGATAACAATGATACAACAGAGTTTAAGGTATCAAATTCTCAACCACCAATTTTTGGGTACGGGGATTGCATGCTAGTTTGGAATGGTGAAGAGATTGTCGGAGAAATAAAAACAACAAGCCAAGAAGCATTTGAATATAGGAAAAAGGTTGGCAAGGCCAAACTAGATCACATAGAGCAAACTCTTATATACATGAAAATTCTTAAAAAATCAAAGGGCATTGTTATTTATGAAAATAAAAATAATCACGAGTTATTATTATTTCCTATTGAAGTCAATGATCACTACAGGCAATGGATTGACAATACTTTTGAATGGATGAATGAAGTGCATAATTCTTGGAAGAATAAACAGTTGCCAATTAAAAACTATAGAAATAATTCCAAGGTCTGCAAAAATTGTCCAGTCAGGAAAACTTGTGACGAGGCTGGAGATGGAGTAATTAAGATAGCCTCCCTAAAGGAATTAAGTGAAGCAGTGTAGTTGGTGCAACCAAGACTTTAAGGCTAAGGTAAGTTATCAAATTTACTGCAGCGCTGATTGTAGAGACCTTGCCACAAAAGAAAAAATTGTAGCAAGGTATTCTGTTGCAAAAAGACAAAAAAGAAAAAATAAAATAAGAAAATGTTCGGGTGGGTGTGGAATAACTTTGTCTATCTACAATGACGATAGTTTATGTAATACTTGCAGAGTTAATAATAACGATGTTTTTAAAGTTTTAAAAAAAATAAAAAGGATTGTTCGTGATAGCAAAGATACTTAACAGTAGCACCGCAGTGCCTGAAAATATTTGTGCTATTGATGCTAGCACTAACAATATTGCGTTTGCAGTTTTTAATAAAAAAGAAATACAATATGTTGGCAAATTAAATTTTAGTGGCAGCACAATATATAAAAAAATAGGAGACGCTTATGCAAAAACAAAAGCACTATTTGATTTATACAAAATTGATGCAGTAGTAATTGAACATACAGTATTTATGAATAGCCCCAAAACAGTGTCAGATTTAGCATTAGTGCAAGGTGGAGTTCTTGCTGCAATGTGGTCCTGTGGAGTAAAAGATATGGGATCCGTCTCTCCTATTACTTGGCAAAACTATATTGGGAATAAAAGATTTAGCAAAGAAGAAAAAATATCAATGAGAGCAGCAATGCCCAATAAATCAGAATCTTGGTATAAAACTCAAGAAAGAGAAGTTAGAAAAGAAAAAACAATTAGGTTTATTAATATGCAGTATGATAAAAAAATAACAGACAATGACGTTGCCGATGCTTGCGGAATAGGGCATTGGGCTATTAATAATTGGAATAAAGCGATGGGAAATTATGAATAGAGATAGTTTTGTTTTTAAAGAAGAAGATAATGAAGTTTCTTTAATTGTAAAAACATTATCTCCAGAAAAATGGTTATTGATAGATCGTGAGACTGGACAAACCTATCAGGGAAATCCTGGCGGGTATTGGGATAAACTTACTACTATAAAAAGGAACAACAAATAATGCCAGAGTTAAATGCAAATGTCCCACCCATAGAATGCTATGTTCGTGGAAACTATTTAAGAAATCAGTTAGATAGTCATGACAAATATTTTCCATGTGTTATATTTGGTGTTGCTAGTATAAAAAGTAGAAGTCCTTTATTTCACATAATGATGGAAGATGGTGGGCTATGGTGGAGATTGCCAATTAGTGCATTTTGTACAAAACCTGGAGTTCCTGAAGCAGACTTACATAATTTAGTTTTATGGAATGCCTTTAGCCATCACATATCTGTGACTAAATTTGAAAACCTTACAAATCTTAGAATGTCATATATTGACAGAACAAAAACTATAAACAAAGGAACATATTTGTTTACGCTTGACTGGCACAATCCAGATTCTAATGTTTTAGATGATGGTTATTCAGAAAATCCAGCAGAACATAAATGTGGCCATGTTATACAAAGAGATGACGGTAACTTTGCTATACAGCCAAACAATAGAGTTCGTATTTATGAACCTTCTTTTACTTTAAAAAAGGACTATGTTATTGATAGAATAATTAGTGAGTATAAGTGGGATGTAGAAAATCAAGATAAATGGACCTTGGAAGATTCTAATAGGTTTAACTATGACATTTCTGAAGCAGAAGTTGACAAATAATCTGATGCCTGCTAAACTATATACTAGTGAGACTTGGCTCCGTAAACGATATGTTATGGACAAAAAGTCTCCACAAGAAATTGCAAAAGAGTGCGGGGCTAGCGTAGAGACCATTTATGTATATCTTGCCAAGTTTGGATTAAGGAGATCTAAAAGATGAAACCAGTTCCAGTCTATCAAGATGTTGACCATTTTGTTTATAATGACTTATACCTGCATTCATTATCCGCTCCATCTGGAAATGATATTTTAATGAACTGCATGGGAATAGCCCAAATGTTAATTGAAAAAAATATATCTTATGGAAATTCTGCTTTAGACCCAGTAAGAATTTTTAGTAAGGCCAACTCAATAGAACAACTTCACGTAAGAATAGATGACAAGTTAAGTCGCTTGATGAAAGGTACGGAGATGGTTGGAGATAACGACATTGACGATTTAATTGGATATTTAATTTTATTAAAGGTAGCAAAGGAAAAAAATGACTGATTCTGTAGCCCTTCGAAATCCTGATCCAATCTACCAACATGAGTTTTTGTACGTTGGCGACGAGTCGTTTTGCCAAACTGAGAGAAAACTGATAGGCCTTGGCAATCGGCGCTTTGGACAAGATAAACTGACTGCTCCAGATCTAAGAATTAACTCTGATGGATTTAGGTCTGATGAATTTAAAAAAAATCATGATAAAAAGCATATATTGTTTTCTGGATGCTCAGTTACATATGGGATAGGCCTTTTAGAAAATGAAATTTGGGCTAAAAAATTATACAATAGATTAAACATAAAAAATGATCTTTCTGGATTTTTTAATTTAGGAATGCCAGGAACTAGTATTTTTGATATTATTGCTAACATTTTTAGATATATTCATAATTTTAATAAGCCAGACACAATTTTTATTGCTATACCAAACTATCAACGTAGATATGTTTCTAATCCAAAGACATCTAATATAAAAGACGAAATTGCTAATCAAAAGAACAAGATTTTTCATGGTGTATATAAAGATAATACAAGAGATGAGTTTTCTGATACTCTTCATATCTACGCATATCACTATTTAATGTTTTTAGAAATGTTTTGTAAATCAAATAATATTAATTTATTTTATTTTTGCTACAAGCCTGATTACGTAAAAATGGAACTTGATAGACTTTTTGAAATAGATATAGAAGATTTTAAAAATAAGTTGACACAATTTTCTATAGATAACCCTAGCAATAAATATGCCTTATATGCCAGAGATAACTCTCATTTTGGAGAGGCCTATCACAGTTATTGGGCAGATTTTTGTTATAAAATAAGTCAAGAGGAGAATTAAAAATGTCACAAGAACAAGAAATAGTAAAACATTTAGACCAGGTCAATCAGGTAGTTGAAGAATATTTAAAAGGAAGCGATCCAACAAAGATATCTAAAGATTTAGATATTCCTAGGACTCGTGTTGTCGCATTAATTAATGAGTGGAAAGTTATGGCTTCTGCTAACGATGCAATTCGTGCCCGTGCTAAAGAAGCAATGGCGTCAATGGATGCTCATTATGGTAAGTTGATTACAAAAGCATATGAGGTTATTGATGAGGCTAGCCTAACAAATAATCTTTCAGCAAAAACTCAAGCAATTAAGTTAGTAGTAGATATTGAAAAATCTAGGATTGAGATGTTACAAAAAGCAGGCTTATTAGAAAATAAAGAATTGGCTGAAGAAATAGTTGAAATAGAAAAAAGACAAGAAATTCTTGTTGAAATATTAAGAGACATCGCAAGTGAACATCCAGAGGTAAGAGATAAAATTATGAGAAGGCTATCCGACATCGCCAAAGAGAACGAGGTGATTACAATTGTCCAAGACGTTTAATGACTTTCTTGATGTTTTAACAGATAATGTTTTTGAAGAAAATCCGGTAGATGTAAAAACATTTGTTGAGTCCTCAAACTATCTTGGTCAACCTTCGCTGTCAGAAATACAATATAATATTGTAGAGGCCATGAGTCAAATTTATTACAAAAAAGATCTTGAAGATTTGATGGGTACAAATAATGGAAGTGCTTATTATGATAAATATACAAAAAATGAAATCATTTTGCAACTTGGTAAAGGTAGCGGTAAAGACTTTACGTCTACAGTAGGATGTGCATATTTAGTTTATAAACTTTTATGCCTTAAAGATCCAGCAAAATATTTTGGCAAACCAAGTGGAGATGCCATAGACTTGATTAACGTTGCCATAAATGCCCAACAAGCAAAAAATGTTTTCTTTAAAGGTTTTAAAACAAAAATAGAATCCTCTCCGTGGTTTGCTGGAAAATTTTATGCTAAAGCGGACAGCATAGAGTTTAACAAAGCAATAACTGTTTACTCTGGGCACTCAGAAAGAGAATCACACGAAGGTTTAAACTTAATACTTGCCGTCCTTGATGAAATTTCTGGTTTTGCATCAGAGGTTGGCACCGCAAATGAACAAGGCAAAACTGCAGAAAATATTTATAAAGCATTTCGTGGATCAGTAGATTCTCGTTTTCCAGATTTAGGAAAAGTTGCACTTCTATCTTTTCCAAGATATGTTGGAGACTTTATTTCTAAAAGATATGAAGATGTAATTGCAGAAAAAGAAATTCTTGAAAAAAAACATACGTTTATAATTAATCCAGCATTACCAGAAGATAATTCAGACAACACTTTTGAAATAAATTGGGAAGAAGACCACATTAAATCATATAAATTTCCGGGAGTTTTAGCAATTAAAAGACCAACGTGGGAAGTAAACCCAACAAGAAAAATCGAAGACTTTAAGTTATCATTTTTTACAGATCCTGGAGATGCCTTAATGCGTTTTGCATGTAAGCCAACGTATTCATCTGATGCCTTTTTTAAACAAAGAGATAAACTGGAAAAATGTATGTCTTTAAGAAATCCAATAGATAATAATAAGAGGTTTGATTCTTCTTTTAAACCAGATCCAGAAAAGACTTATTACATTCATGCTGACCTTGCACAAAAACATGACAAGTGTGCTGTAGCAATCGCCCATGTTGATAAATGGGTAAATGTTCAAGTTTTAAAAGACTATGAACAAATTTCTCCAGTTGTTATTGTTGACGCTGTTGCCTGGTGGGAACCAAAAGTTGAGGGCCCAGTTAATCTTAGCGATGTAAAAAATTGGATTATTAATCTTAGAAGGCAAGGGTTTAATATTGGAATGGTTACATTCGATAGATGGCAATCTTTTGATATTCAACAAGAACTAAAGTCTGTTGGTATTAGAACTGATACTGTTTCTGTTGCTAAGAAACATTATGAAGATTTTGCTATGTTGATTTATGAAGAGAGAGTTGCTATGCCCTTAATCCCCCTTTTGTTAGAAGAAATGGGAGAACTTAAGATTATTAATGATAAGAAGGTGGATCACCCACGTAAAAAATCTAAAGACTTAGCAGACGCAGTTTGTGGTGCAGTATTTGGTGCCATAAGTTTTACGCCTAAAAATGTAAATCAAGAAATAGAGGTTCACACATTCAAAGATAGGCCAAGGCAAGTTGACGACCTACCTGAGAACGTGATACAATATAAACCTATCCCTGATGATGTAAAAGATTATCTAGATAGATTTAACTTATTATAATAAGAAATAGGAGAAAAATGAAAAATATCAAGAAAGTATCGCTAATCATCGCTGCAGCCCTGACTAGCACAATGCTCGTAACGCCAGCAGCGCAAGCAAACGCTGGAACTGTCACACTAACGGTGGCAGGATCTGCAGCAACAGGTGGAACAGTAGTAACAACTCCTGTATCACTACCAGTGCCAGCAGATAACAGTATTGAAGCAGCAGATGC